AACTGCCTCAAGAGCCTCTGCCTGATCATTAAGAGCCTTAACTTGCTCGGCAGTTGCAGCCCCTGTAGTCATAAGAATCTGATTAAGTCTGCTCTGTTCAGCCTGCGCGGTAATCGCTGCCTTAACCGAATCAGTACCAATTTTTACTGCAAAAGCGCCCGCAGCAAGTGCTGCTACACCAAAAGTTTTAGCGGCTTTATTTGCAAAACCTGAAAATTGCTTTTCCATTTTGCCAATATCTTTAAGAGCAGATTTTGTGCCTTTATCTGAATACTCGGTTAGAATTCGAGCGACAATTGCGCCAACTGCCATTTTTAGACTCGCTCTCTAGTTAAGTATTTTTGTAGTTCAGCTTTGGCATCATTAAGAGCCTTCTCAACATTTTGTTCAATTCTTTTTTTATCTTTATCTACTACGCGCCAAACTACACGCGATGCTGCGCCAAATCTGTTTCCCAGGGTACGCAAAAATTGGGCGCTACTACCACCGCCCATACTACTTTTGGTTTTACGGCCTGCTACTTCAAAGATAGATCCTGCTGCAGACTTGTTAAGCAAGGCACCGGCGCTTGTAGTGTAATCGCCTCTAACTTTACCCTTGGCTTTTGTCTTTGTAATCTTTGATTTTATCTCGCCCGCGTTCCAGCCTGGCCATCCTTCTCCACCGCGAGTACGGCCATTAGTGGCATCCACCCTACGCCAACCACTCATAGGTGGATCCTCACTAATTAAACCCTTGGCATCACGCTCTGCGCCCGAAAGTTCACTATTAATAACTTTGTTAAAACGCTTAACTGCATCTTTATCAAAATCTTTTAATGCAGTAAGCGTTTCTTTAACGCCGTTAAGAATAATTACTTGATCAGCCATTTGATTTAGCTCGTTCTTTCATATAAATCGTGATTGCTTCAAGAATCCCAGGTGGGGAATCAAGCAAATCTATGGGAGAGATTCCGGTTTCCACCGAAATAGCCGCAATCGTATAAGTTAGGCTATTTCGGTGGACCCGAAAGAATCATCAGAATCCAACTCGGCGCTAATTATCGTATCTAAAAACTCTGGACCCCAGGGCTTTACAATAATTCCCGCGTTTTGCATTGATTTCCAGGCCAACCAATAGATGTGTTCAACTTTTTGTTGCTCACCTAACAATTTTGGCATACCTGCGCCGTACTGTTGTTCGAATCCAACAATAACGCGTGGTGTTAACTTGTAACTTGCCTCAACGCCATCTGTTGTTTTTACCTTGATTGCTAATCCATCCATCTTTTCCCCCTTGTTATATTAGGATTTTGTGATTGTACCACTGATAGGCCAAGTAACAGATGCAGTTGCAAGTTCGCCAACTGCTCCATTAAGCGGTGTCCATTCTGAAACCAACGCTGAAAAACTGTATGCAGGTGATGCACCGGCTACAGGGCGAACTGTAACTGAAACTGCAGTTCCTATTGTTGGGTAAATTGTTGCCTCAAGTGCGCTTGCTGCATAATCCTGATTAAACTCAAAAGCAACAGAATTATCTGCAAGGCCAGCCACTCTTGTACGGGCGGTGTTGCCAAACGCAGTGGTTTCAACAACATCTAGTGTTGAAGATAAAGTTACGCTAGTTACATAACTTGAAATATCGGTTGTGCCAAATGTAACTGCAACATTTGTGAGTACGATTCTTGCCATTTATGAAACCGCCTTTGTGATTGCGCCGTCAATTGGCCAAGTAACAGATGCAGTTGCAAGTTCGCCAACGGCTCCGTTAAGTGGGGTCCATTCTGAAACCAACGCTGAAAAACTGTATGCAGGGTTATCGGCTGCAGTTGTAGCACCATTTGGCTTTACAACTACTGCAGTTACTGTTCCTACAAGAGATGAACCTGCTGCGTTGATTGTTGCCTCAACTGAATTAGCCGCGTAATCCTGATGAAACTCAAGAGCAACAGAATTATCTGCAAGGCCACCGATTCGTGTACGCGCAGATGTTCCAAATGCAGTGGTTTCAACAACATCATCAGTTGTTGTTAGCGTAACACTGCCAATATGATCAGAAAGATTTACGCCGTTAATTGTAATGTACGCGTTTGTTAGGACTATGCGGGCCATTATTTAGTTTCCTCTACTGTAGCCGGTTTGATTGTTGCCTTTGCATCCTTGAGATGCTCGCCTGCAATCAGTGCTTCAATGTTCAAGCCTGATTCAAGCAATTCTTTTTCGGTGATTGAATCACCCTTTGCCTTGCCTTCAAAATTATCTGAAGTGATTGTGTAGCTCATTTTTCTCCCTATCCCCAAATTGTGATGCGGTAACGATATGAAAGGAATTCAATATCACCTGATGAATAACTGCCTGCCTCGGCTGAAGTAACCCGCAAGGTATTGCAGGCACCGCCAAGAGTTCGATCTGATTCAATCGCTTGCTTAATTGAGTAATCCCCTGAACCTGCTAGGTACTTATCAAGTTCATTTTGGCCAGTGCGCTCGCTAAGGCGTTGTACCAAAACTATTACATCTAGGTTTGCCTGATCCAAGCCACGGGCGTTGTTCAGGTCAAAAGTGAAATCCAACTGGCCAACAATGGCTGCAGGGGCAACTGCCGGTGTAGGTATGAGTTCATACACCCGAATACCCTTAATAGCCTCTAGATTGGCTTTTAAGCCGTTTCTAACCTCGCTAGGTATCATTACTTAGCCAAGCCATTGTTACGGCGCATAGGGCGCAGCAGAGCCTCAACATCGGCATCTAGCTTTGCAGCCAAGCGTACTGTTCCTAAATCTGTATTGCCAGCAATTCCAAAAGGTGATTGATTGCGTAGGAATAGGCGGGAAGCCTGAATCTTTGCAGCCGTTTTTACTTCAAAGGGAACTGTTGACCATCCAAAAATACCGCGAACCCTTACAGATTGTGGCAGTGGGCTTGGGAAAACATAGGCACCTGTTGCAAGGATGCGGGTTAATGGCCATCCCCTTGAAGGGTTATTAACCGGCTCAAACATTGAATCGGTAGCAGTCCAAACAGTATCGTAGGTTTGATCAAAGTTATCATCTGTTGCAATCTCGCTGATGCTCACAAAATCATCAGTTGGCAAAACCCAATAGTTTTGAGGCGTGTAGTATCGAGTTGCAGGCGCTTGAACTGTTCCATCTGTATAAAAGAAACGGCCACAATAATCATCAATTTGGCGGCTTGCGGTGGCAATAGCCATCTCAATACTCGCATTTTCCATTGAATCTTCAATGTTCAAAGCTGATTTCACATCATTAAGCGTTGTATAGCCGTTAGTGATTGCCACGCTTTATTCTCGTTTCTACTTTGGGAATCATTGCGCGTTCCAATTCAGGAACGGCGGTAGTAGTTTCCTTTGATTTTACCTTAATTCTTAAAATTCTTTTTATGCGTTCCATATATCGTGCTGCCTATCATCTAACCAATAGTGCTTTGAGTGAGGCAAAATCGCGCCCGTGTGGGCGTAGATAGGAAAGCCAAGTGATCTAACGCGCCGGCAAAACTGTAAATCCTCACCAATCCAGTTGCCGTGGATAGGTCCATCCCAAAACCAACACCAATCTTGCCCCTGGTGTTCATCAGCTTCATCACGCATTTTTTCTAGCACGCTGCGATGAATCAAAAGGCAACCGGTGCCTGCTGCATCTACTTCAAATAGCGAATCTTTATCGTATTTGTTCAAAGGCAAAAAGCCTTCAGGTGCATCTTGAAAGATTGTTGGAACTGGTTGGGGGTATGGGAACCCTGTTTCAAAACTTGCAAATACTAATCCCGCCACAATCGGGCGTTCCTTTTCGTGAGCCGCTTCAACCAATTTATCAAAACTTGAAACTGGCAGTTGCTCATCTGAATCCATCATTAAGAGCCAATCAGATTTGGTTTCCAAGAATTGCTTAACCAACCGATTGCGTTGCTTTGATAAAAGCCCTGAACCCTTGATTCGCACAAAGGGGCCTAATCGAGATGCCCTAGATTGAGTAAGTTGAATCAAGCTAAATGCAAACCCGCCATCAACAGTACCTGGATCACAACTACCAATTGAAACTTTATGTGCGCTTTTCATAATCCCCCGATTAATTGAGAAGTGAAGGTTGGGCTAGTTGGGGGAAACTAACCCAACCTTCACAATTTTTAACTCTCTAGATTAGAAAGTTGGTGCTACCAAACCGGTGCCTGAAATGATTGAGGCAGCGAGTGGGTAACGCTCTGCTGAGAAGGCACCAAAGCCGTAAACAACAGATTTTACAGTGAGTGAACCAGCGCCTGTTGCATCAAATGAGAGTGCAAAAGGTGATCCTGGTTGTTCCCAAAGGTGCATTTCTGGTGCTGCAACGCAGTAGATTTCATCCTGGTTTGTTGCTGCGCCGTATGTTGTACCAACATTTGCATCAGTGATAACTGGAAGGCCAAGGATTGTGTAACCTGAGTTGCCATATCCTGGAAGTCCAGCGCCTGCTGCCATTGCGTTCATTGGGCCATTTCCTGTTGGAACTGCCAATGGGCGGCCTGTTGTGTCGCTTGAAGCAAGAATTGCTGCAAGGCGGCGTGGGTGCATAATCCAGTGTGTTGGAGCGATGAAAACATTGCTCTCAATTTGCTGATACGCATCTGCCAACTTTGAGTAGAGAAGTGCAGTTGTAGGTGTTGTTGCAGTGTAAGTGATTGCATTTCCACCTGAAGCGCGGATTCCCTTGAACTGGCCGTTTGAGCCTGTTCCGTTTAGAACCTGAGCATCAACTGTTGTGTGCCAAGAGCGAATAAGATCTGCTACAACGAATGTATCAATCCCTGTTCCGCGCTCGATTGCCTGCTTTGATAGATCCTGCTGGCCTGCGATTGTGCGTACAGGAATTGTGAGCAGAGTATCATCAGAATCAGTTTCAGAAACTGAAGTGTTTTGTGTTTCCTGAACTGCAGTAGATGTTCCAGTGGTCATACGGCTGATGTTTAGCGTCATACCTGAAGCTGGAAGTGCGTGCTTTGATGTTGCGAAATCTGCAGTTGGGCGGCCTGCGCGTGCATAAGGTGCAGCGAGATCAACCAAATACTGAGGAACAACTAGGCCCGCAAAGTTTGATGTATCAACATCACGGCGCTCAATTGATTCTTCGCGTGTGTGGCGTGCTAGGCGCTCTTGCGCTGAGTAATCGCCACGAATCTGAGCAGCGTAAACATCCTTAACGAATGAAACATTTGCTTCAGGTGTGTATGTGCGGGCTTCGCGTGTAACTGTTGCTCCGCCTACCTTTGGTGCTACAACTGCTGCAACTGAAGCGCGAACTTCAGCAGCCTTTGCATCTGCAGCAGCCTGTGTTGAGAACTTTTCAATCTTTGCATCAAGTGCGCGTGCCTCTTCAACGAGAGCATCAACCTTTTCGGTTTCCTCTGCAGTAAGATCGGTGCGCTCTTCGGCAGCAACTGCCTCTAGAACTGCATCCATTTCAACCTTAACTGCATCACGGCGCTCAAGAGCAATATCAAGATATGACTTAGACATTTTTCTCCAATGAGTGTTTTGATTTGTGAGGTGGTGGCGATGCTCTCCACGGCGCTTTTAGGGTGTGGGATTCGCTCCGGCTTCAATCTGTTAACGCTTTGCTAACAGAAACCTATTTTGTGTTGTTGATAATTGCTTTTGCTAGGCGTAGGGAAATTGAACGGCCTGCAGTAGCGTTTGAATCTGCCGATTCTAGCTCAAGTTCAGGCTCTTCAACTTCAATTTCCTCTTCAGGCTCTCCACCTGTAAGCATTGCCATCATTTCAACGGCCTTCATAATGTAATCGTGGCCTTCGCTTAAATCTTCAAAAATGGTATTTAGCACAACCAAAGATTCGCCTGTTACTTCACGGCCTTCCTTAATTGCTTCAATTGCATTGCGTAATGCTTCGCGTGCCTCAACACTTGTTGTTGGGTAGGCAGGATAAGTAACCACTGAAACATCTCCATCTGCTAGTGAAACTTCAGTAAGGGTGCGAACCGAACGATCATCATTCCACTTTTGGCGAATGACTCGGAAAGCAAAACTCATCTGATCAACATCTCCACGCTCAACCAACTTATACAAATCACGGCCTTCATTTGTATCTGCAATTACTGCATCCATAAATAGGCCACGCTCATCTTCAGTGAGTGTGAGAGTTCCATTCTTAGTGCGAGCCAAAGGCAAACCTTCGTGATTTATGAGAAGGCGTACATCCGGTGTTTCGCTCAAAGTCTTGCGAAATGCACCAGGGGCAATTGTTTCTTTGAAAGGTAGGGGAACGCTTGCATCATTGAATACTGCAGCGTAGCCGCGTAAGCGCATTGTTCCATCTTCAGTTTGGCGTGCTTCAACATCTTGAACTGTAAATGTACGGCGTTCGATTTTTTTGCTCATTTTGCTCCTTGAATCGGCTTCAGCATCTAGTGCATCTATCTTGCTTTGCGCCCAGTTTTGCGCTCTATCACTGAAATTGGAATCTCCACCCCACAACAACCAGGCAACTAAACCTGCGCCTGGATATTCGGGATCTGATGGATTGTTATTTTTTGGTGCTTGCCCATCAACTTTATGGCGGGCAAACCAGGGTGCCATCTTGCGAACTTTGTTATCAGATATATTTCCTGCAGCCATCTCGCGTGCTTCACGCTTTGTGCCTTCAGTTAATCCATCTCCCCCAAAGCCTTCATCTAGGTATTTCAAACCGCGTGCTGCATTTTCTTGCATATATTCAGGTGCGGAAAATGGCATTACTGAACCTCATAAGCGGCTGAAGGATCTGCAGGATCAATTGTTGCAATTTGCTGCAATTGACTTGAAGGCAATCCGGTGTGCTTCATATCAGGCAAGCCAACTGCCTTAGTTACTGCTGCAGGATCAAAGCCAACCTGAATTAGACTTGCTGCAATCTCGGTGCGTAGCTTGAGGCCAACATCCTTGGCATCAGTTGCATCAATGTTTTGTAGTGGAACGCGGTACTCATCGCCACTTTCAATTGGTGCCATATCCTCGTAAGAGTGAACATCATTGATTGAAAGGAAACCTTCACGCAATCCCTTTGTGTAGGCATCATAACGCTCAATTGTTGTGCCACGCAGTAGCGCATCTAGGTTAAAGCGAATGAATCCATCAGATTCAGGCAACAATGTTGATAGTGATTGCTCGATTCGCTCCAAGATAGGGCGCAATGAGTGCTGCACGAATGAAAGGTTTTGTGCTTCAACAGATGCAAAAGACATTGCACCGGCTACAGGGTGGCCTAGTAGCGATAGTGGAACACGGAAAATGCGAGCAATTTCTTCAACTGAGAAACGGCGTGTATCTAAAAGTTGAGCATCTTGGGCATTAATCTGAAGTGGAGAGAATGAAGCGCCACCT